GCCTGGCCGCATGTTTGGAAATGGGTCCGATGGCGCTCCCGGTCGAAATACTCGTCGGCCAGGTCGCACGTTTCCGCGTCGACGGGGATCAATTTCCCCGTCGACGTCTTGAGAAACCGGATCAGCCGATCAGCCGTTCGCCTTCATGCTTTTCAGCTTCTCAATCAGAGCAAGCTGTTCCTCTTCGGACATGGTGCCGAACTTGTTCATGAGAGCGGCGATCGGATCCACCATCCTCTCCATCTTCACGCCGGGCTTCCACGTTGCCAGGGCGGAGGCGATCTCCGCCTCGGACTTGCCGGCCTCGAGGAGGCGGCGCATCCCAGCCTGGAGGGTGATCTTGGCAGATGCGACGAAATCATCGTACACGGCCTTTTCGCCGAACTTCGCGACCGCATCCTGCAGGTTGTCGCCGAAGTCATACTGAACGCAGGCCTGCCTTTCGATCCCATCAATCACCTTCGTTGCTTTCACGTCGATTTTGGCCATAACTCTGTTCCTCCTATCTTTTGAAGTTTTGTGGCAGTAACCTGCCAACCATTATTGAAGAGCATAACATAAAAATTCGTAGTTGTCAACAATTTTTTCCCTACTACGCAAATTTTTTTTTACCGCTATTAGTGGCAGAGATGCACAACGATCAGCAATCCGATTATCAGCAATAGCGGTATAAACTGTTTCGGGTCCGCGTTCTTCACCCCCTTCCCTCATTCGGCGCTTCCACATTCGGAGCTCCGTCGCTTGATGTTATTATACCGCCTCCTATCCGGAGGCACCTTCCGTGAACGATTCACAGAAGGTTATGTTCTTCTGCTTCTGGTGCTGAGCGCGGTCCGAAGCAGGCGTCTGGTGACCCAGACACCCATTATGTACTTATCATGGACTGCGGTCTTGTAGAAGATGTTGGCGTACTCCGACGTGACGAAGTCATAACAGAAATCAGCTCCGCCCCGCCTAACTACGCCGAGGACATAGCGGCGAAGAGCCTGCTCCGCCAACTCGTACGACGCATATACTTCCTTGCATGAAGTGCTACCTTCTCCACGTCTGAGATCCTCGACCATTAGAAGCCAAACGCTCTCTGTATTCATTTACTCGTTTCCTCCTTTCTTTCTTTTATCATCTTCGTTTCCAGAAACGAAAGCCAATCTGGTGCCTGTCCGGTCATGAGTGACCACTTTTCTACAAGACAGTGCACCATGTTCCATGTTCCGACTAGAATCGCGGTTGTGCAGACGATAACGGAGCCTAGGCAGAACAATAGGAACACCCACGTTCCGCTAATGCGGAACACGTACGTTAAGGTAGTCTCGAAACCATTACTCATCATTGCCTCCTTTCTCATCTTGAGTAGTATATTTGTGATAGGTGAAGAATCCTTTCTTCATAATTAAGCCAGCTGCGCGTCTGTAGAGCTCGCCGGACGACAGAAGAAGTGAACAAATCGTACCGGGGCTGAGATATTCCGGGCCTTCGTTTCCATAGCGAATGCAAATGAAGTGCCCATCCGTCTTGCTCTGACATACGAAGACATCGTAGAAGGCTACGACCAGCTTCTTCTTTCCGTCTTCTACTCTGGTTTCCACTAACTCAAGCGTGCCTACAAATTCGTCTGGGGCGTGATTACAGGTGTTGTTAAAGTGCATTTATCCTTCCTCCTCTCTTTTTAAGTTCGTAACAATTCCGCTCTTGATAGCTAAGCTTCTCAACTCCTCCGGGCCAATGCCGACGGTGTCGGTCTGGCCCTCCTTTGCAGTGGCTGTTTCTGACTGTGTGGAACCAAGTATGCGCTCTGCCGCGGCGCCAAGGTCGTTAAGGAACAGATCTTCGTCGCGGAGGGCGTCCGCGATATTCTTCTTCAATCGGCCTTTCATCGTCGTATCCACACCTCTTCTGGAGAAGAAAGAAAGGGCCTCGTGTGTTGTGAAGGCCCTTCCACCTCTCTGGACAATCGTCGAGGCGACGATACTTAGAGCAAACGCAATTGCTCCCGATTTCGTGGGAACAAGGCCGTTCTGCTCCATGTGATAGAATACCACGGCAAGGTCGCTCACAGGCACTCTTGCGTTAAATACAGCTGTTGGTTTGTCGCTCATTTTTCTCCTCCCCGTTACTTAAGGCCCGTTATTTGAGGTAGAGCCAGATGCAGTACGCAATCAGGGCTAACATGCTAATAGAGTAAATGCAGAGGAAATAAGCTCTCAAGCGTCTGTCTACGATTCTGTTCTGGTTCTGATTCTGGAATTCCCTCTTGAGTCTTTGCATCTCTCTCCTTCTTCTCCCTTTCCAGGTCGAATTTTAATACCAAGGTTGGCTCGAACAGGTCGAGCAATGAAAGGTACCGCTCTGCAAGTTCGGCATGCGTCATGCCGAGAACCCAGAGGCGGCACCTTCCGCACTTGGAAACGTAGGCGTCAATATGAAGGTCCGTCATTGGGTCATTGGACCGAACCTGGTATGCTCGCGCCCTCCAGTCTTTGGAGAGCCAGGAAATGGACTCTCCATGATTCAAGTCATACTCGACGGTCCACTTATCGCCGCAGTGGCGGCAAGTACAACTCTTTATGACGTGCTTATACAATTTGACAGGCCCATGTTGAGGGGCCGCTTTTGTAGTTGCTGGCGGTGCAACTACCTTCCGCGCTAGGCGTCGCAACTCGTCTTCGGATACGCCTAGCGCTTCCATCAATTTCTTCTTTACATCATCCATTCAGCACCTCGTTAGTACAGGTCCGCGGTGGCCTTTACGAACTCCTTGATAACGTTCCTGACCTCTTTCGCCCTGGGGTGTCGCCAGTACTGGATGTTGCACTGGACGTACAGGAGCTGGTTTCTAATAGCGAGGGTTGAGGCGTTGGCCTTGATGAGGTCGATGCAGAACCTGGTGTAGCCAATGGCCCACTTAAGGGCCTTGGCGTCGGCGGAGGCCATGATGGTCTCCAGGGCGATAAGGAGATTTTTGCGGTCCGTCGGTTCGGTGAGTTCTTTCATTGCTCTTTACTCCTTTCTCTATTGTGATAATACATTATAACATATTTTAACGTAGGTGTCAACAATTATTTACCAACTATTTGAAAAATTTTTTGTAGTTGTTATCGATGTTACCGTGTTAATGCTGTAGGCCTGTGGGCTGGTTAACGTGTGGGCTACCCCATCCCCATTTTTGAAAACCCGTCACAGAAGGTTGCGGGGAACTTCTACGTCGGTCTTCTTATTTTTTTTTCTCTATTTTTTTTCTCTCTATTTTTTTATTCTTATTTTTTTATCTATTTTTTTTATAGAAAGAAAAAGAAAGACCGCCTCCGACCTTCTGTGACGGCATTTCACGGATGGGGTGGGGGTAGCCCACATGCTAACTAGCCCACATCATAACACCATTAACACAAATAACATGTTAACAACTCCATCTACATACAGGGGCCAAATTGGCAGGGCCAGACCGATAGGTTCGAATCGGTAGGTCTGAATCGGTAGGTCTGGAGCAAAAGGAAGGCCCGCCGCCTCCCGTGAATCATTCACAGAAGGCGACGAGCCGCACTTCTCGCTTCACAGCTCCGCCTCGCAGCGTCGCTTTACAGCTTGGCGGCGCCGTCGGCATCGAGCCGGCGCTTCCACCTCCTCAACTTGCATCCGAACAACCTCTTCTTCTTCAACTTCAGTTCTCTCCTAATCCTCCGCTTTTCCTTCTCAGAAACCATTCATACCTCCTTTCTATTCGCAAGAAGCCGCTTTCTTGAGGTAAAGGTGAAACACCTTCACCCCTGCCAGACCCCTTCGAACGAGGCGCTCCTGCTCAGCGTACGCCTCTTCCTCGCTCTGGAAGAACTCATCTTTCCAGAGCCACGCTCCGCCGGACTGCTGAAGCCCGACGACATAAACAACCCGCTCCATACCCAAAGCTCCTTTCCAATGTTGTTATCGCACTCCCATGAACACGAACCCATACGTTACGCGCTCCGGCTTCTTCTTATCCATGCACTCCTTGTGCAGGTAAGTGAAGCCGACATCCTTCCCATCAACTTCGATCTGATAAACAAGTTGCCCTTCCTCGATGGCCCTTCCGCAGAAGGGACACCTTCTCTCCCCTAATAAAGTAACCATTGATTTGCTCCTTTTTTTGGAGTAGAATTTGGTGTAGAATCGGTGCGGAAGTTTGGAGCGAAGTGGGAAAAAGGGGAAAAATGGAGCCAACTACAAGGTTTTTTAGAAAATTTTCGTTACGAGCCTTGTTCAGCGGCGTACCGGTTAGGGGTTACGCCAGCAGGGAGCTGACGGCTTCGAAGACCCGTTCAGGGGTTCCGAATTTAGCGAGAAGGGCTTCAAAGCGCGCGTCACCGAAAGCGGCCCGCAGATGAGCCTCTTTAGAGATGGGCTTTCGCGCTCTCTTTTCGCCTTTTTTGTTGATAGTCCAGCGGAACCGCGAGGGCACGGTCATTCCGCGGTACTCGGAAGCAACGGCGACTTTTGGCGAGTTGCTGGCCGAGAGCCGTTCGATGATATCCCCGAGCTTCCAAGACGTGGGGATAACCATTTCGACGGTCGCTTTGGTTCCGGCGCCAGCTTCGCGGGCGTCCTTGTCTTTCGAGATAACAGTTTCCACGACAAAGACGATTTCGCAGGGCACCGTTTGCTCGAGCCAAGCCTTCAAGGTGTCGGTGGCGTTGATGTAGTCCATATCAATCCCTCCAGTTAGTTTTTGATATGGCACGCCGCTGGACAAGGCCCGCAACGAAGGTCACGATATTCAGTTGTTAAAGAGTGCGGAGGTTGCGGCCGTCATCCGGTCGCCCCGTTCCTTATCGTTGAAATAATCATACCATACCCCGTTTGGAATGTCAAGCCCTTTTTTTCGTGTTGATCGCGGGAAACAACGAAGCGGCCCGCCCGGCCCGCCCGGCCCTGGATCCAATGCGGGCCGTTGCAACCGCCGCACGAGCCGGTAGGGAGCGGGGGAACCGCCTCCTATTTCCCGCCGTAAGGCACTTTCAGATTTTGTAAAAAATTTTTAGAAGCCTACCACCTACGGTGGCGCCTATGGCGCCCTTCGAGGGCGCCCTTCGAGGGCGGCCCCATCTTCCGTGAATGATTCACATAAGTTTGGGGTGCCGCCTTCCACAATGGTGGTTATTTGTGTATTGACACCTACGTTTTTATGTGTTATTGTGCAGGTATAGATAAGGAGAGGTGTGTCATGCGGGTTCCGGCGTCGAACAGGCGATTTGAGATTCAGGAGATGTGGGAAAGACACCACCAAATCTGCCGCCTTGCCGTGCTCGGTCTGAAGCAGAAAGCCATTGCTGAAGCCCTCGGCATCACAGAGCAGACTGTCTCTAATACGCTCAATTCGACCATTGTGAAACGTCACCTGAACGTCCTCCGCGATACCGCCGACCTGGCCGCGGTAGACGTCGCGGCGGAAATAAGAGCATTAGCTCCCTTAGCAACGCGCCGGCTCAAAGAGGTGCTAGAGAATGATGATGCCGACACTAAGGTGCAGGTAGGCGTCGCGCAGGACATTCTCGACCGTGCTGGGCATTCTGCTATTAGGAAAGTTCAGAGTGAGAACCTGCATGCACACCTCAGTCTTGAGGAGATTGAAGAAATCAAAGCGCGCGCCAGAGAACTGGCGGCGAGTAATGGTATCACCGCCAGAAAAGATGACGACGATAGGAAGGTGGTAGATGTCATCGCGCAAGATAACGGACCTACATCCTAACTTACAGCCGAAGTGTCTCGCCTTCCTAGGTCTATGTGCGGAAGCGGGCATTCCTGTGATGCTTACCTGCACTTATCGCAGCCAGGCAGAACAGGATGCCCTTTACGCGCAGGGCCGCACCACCCCAGGGCGCAAGGTTACCTGGACCCGCTTCTCTCGTCATTCCAATACAATCAATGGAAAACCAGCGGCAACCGCCTTCGACATTGCCATCCTTTCCGACGGCAAGCCGACATGGGATTTGAAGGTGGATGTAAATAAGGACAGCATTCCGGACTATCAAAACGTCGGGGAGATCGGCGAACGACTCGGACTTGAGTGGGGTGGAAGGTGGAAGTCCCCAGACTATCCGCATTTCCAACTGGAGGTGTAATGAGGGAATTATGTTCAGAACACGGCTCTACCTGTGGCAGGATTCTCGATCACGAGAAGCGGGTCTCTGTGACCGAGGAACGAATTGACCATGTTATGGATAGGGTCGACAGACTCGAGGAGGTACAGGGCAAGATGGTTTCGCAGCTTACTGAAGCGTCTGCGGGCCTGAAAGCTCTCGCTTCCAAGATCGACGATGCGGTAAAGGCGGCAAATGGGGGAGGGAACCCATCGCCGACGGAAGAAGTGGGACAGAAGGCAGTAACCTTTTCTCAATCACTTAATAAGGCCTGGAGACATTTCCAGGACAACTTCGCCATGTTTATCATTTACTGCGCTATGGCACTCTTTGCGTGGGCAGTAGTGAAGATGTTTATCTTCAGGGAGATTCCTCCGATGATAAAGTCGTGGCTACTGTAGGAGGGCGGATTATGTTAGTATTTGACATGCTCGGCGTACAAGGCGCTTCTGTTGCTGTCACGGCTGGAGATTCGGCATCTGCCCTTTCCGCCAGCATCATCGTGGACGCGGCAGGAAGGAAAGCGAGAGCAGTCCACATCTATGTAAAGACGAACGACCTCAACGTGGCGTTTGGCGGAGCAACTCCTGTTGCCGGTGGCTTTGGTATCCCGATCGCCGCTGGGCAGGCTATCCGTATCAGCGGTCAGAATAATGTAGAGGGGTTCCGCTACGTTAATAAGGTGGCGCTCACCAACTGCTCAATGGTCGTGACGCCTGAGTTCTAAGGAGGAAGTGAGATGTTCGACAATAAGATCTTCGACAACTCAGGCGGTGGCGGTGCATTGACACCCGTCGTTCCGTCACCTGCAGGCAATGACACGTACGTGCAGTTCAACGATGGCGGAGCAATGGGCGCTGACGCTCAGATGACTTTCACTAAGACCACCGGCATCCTGACCCTCGGCGACGGGACGAATCCTGCTGCCCTCTATCTCAATGGCCCAGGCCGTGCGGCAGATGGACGAAATATCTACATCAATAATATCGGGGCGACCGGAGTTTGCGCCCTTGAGATTAGCGCTCATGCAGGAGGTACGGCTGGCTACGGAATCATCATGTCGGCCATTTATCCTCTCCGCATCACGAACGCCGGTTCTGACTATGCAATCACAGCAGCGAACCATCCTAACGACAACGGCGGTGGGATGCAGCTCTCTGTTGGGTTAGGCGACCAAGCGGTCAGTCAGCATATCCTTTCGCTCCGACGGTTTGGAACAGGTGCCTTTACCGGCAACGCGATCTGCATGCTTTACGACCGCTCCGATACGGGTGCGGGCGAAGCGGGACAGGATAACGACGTTCTCGGCACGATCTCCTTCAAGGGCTACAACGCAGCAGCCTCTCCAGAGCTTGTCGAGTTTGCCTACATCGAAGCCGGGATTGCCGCGTCTGGAACGGTTGATGACTTGGAGCGGGGATTCCTGTCTCTTTGGGCGAAAGCCGATTATGACGACGGCTCAAGCCATCCGTCACTAAAGATTCACCAGCCAACAAACTACTTCGTCACCTATGATTTCCTCGGAGCTACCGGCTTATCCGGGAACAAGGGGCCGTTCATCCGGACGCAGTGCCCGAACAATACCGGGGCGTGCCTGCAACTCGATTCAGCGGGCGGAGACTCCACGTTCTACTGGACCACGAGCAACTCCACCGAGCAGTGGAGATTCTTCCTCGACTTCGATAACGCGAATCTTGAAATCTATGACGCTTCTGCCGGAGGCATCGGCTCGGTCATGTCCTTCCACAAAACGGAAGGCAATATCAACTTCTGGAGATCAACGACAGCGACTCAGCCCACGAGCGGCGTGAAGAACCTCGTGTTCGGGAACGGGGCCACGGCTCCTTCTGCTATCCTCGCAGACTCGGTTGTCGCGTGGTGCGCCGACTATGTTGCCGGTGACGCCCGCCTCTCCATCATGGGCGAGAAGAACACCAATACCCTGACCCTCGGCGCGGGCAACGTCCTGCTGCGGCCTGATACGATGGCCGACGATTCGGTGTCCGGCGAGACCTTCGTCGGCACGGCCGGGGAGGACCTCGCGTGGGGCGATGTCGTCTACATGGCGGCCGACGGGAAGTTCTACAAGGCCGACGCCGACTCCTCCTCAACCGCTCCCGCCGTGGCCTTCTGCACCGCCACGATCAGCGCCGATGCGTCGGGCGAATTCCTCAAACGCGGCTGGATTCGCGATGATTCCGCCTACAACTTCACGAAGGGTCCCGGCGCTTCGGGCCTCATCTACCTGTCCACCGACGCAGGCGCGGTGACGCAGACCGCCCCGTCCGGAACCGGGGATCAGGTGCAGGTGCTCGGCTGGGCATATACGGCGGACATCTGGTACTTCGAACCGCAACTCGTGATGGTGGAGGTGTAACATGAAGATCGCCGGAGTCACAATTCAAGGGATTATCAAGAAAGCTATCACGCAGTATACGAGGGACAATACGGCGGTTGATGGAGACGTCTCTTATACTGGGATAGGTTTCTCGCCTGACGTCATGTTTGTCATGGCTTTCCTTCCAAACACCTCCGGGATGTCTCTGGTACACGTAATGGGTTCCGTCGTTAGGGACGTGGTAGACGTGTCCGGTGGAGGTAACCCCTCGGTTTACTCTGCCGGAGGCTACTTTGTCTATATCACCACAGCCGCAGGAAAGGTCATGTCCGCCGTTTTGAAATCTGTCGATGCTGACGGGTTTACTTTAACGTGGACAAAGACAGGAGCAACTGTTGCGGGGACAATCTACATTGATGTTATAGCCCTTAAATTGGGAGTGTAGCACATGTTGATCAAAGGCGTACCTCTGGCAACGAAGTCACGATCCCTGCGTGAGCGTCCTGCGCTTGTGGCCGGGCGCGTGGGAGGCGTGAACAAGCCGACCCCCGTTACACTTGGGGCCTTCGCCGGATATTCGTTCCCGATATTCGCTTCGGATGACGAAGAGTGCTTCTTCCGCAATTCGGTTCCTCGGCGCTGGGATGGCATCACGAACCCGACATTCACGATCCTGATGTGGCTGACATCGGCTGAGACCATCGGGAAGAAGTTCGACTTTCAGCTTTCGTGGAACAAGGTCACGCCCACAGCTACGGCGGCAATCGCGACCGCCACGGTCATCGACGTGCTGACAGGCGACATCACCCTGACGGACGATAACAACGATCAATATAAGATTCACTCCCATACCTATACCATCGACCTCGACCATGCCACGTTGATTTCAAATCTGGCAGGGGGCGATGATCTGGTTATGCGACTCCGCCGGGTGCAGAACAGCGCGGGTGCGGGAAGCGAAATCACGGGAGAGGTTGTCCTGTTCGATTGGTACATCACCTATCAGGTGGACAGGGTGTTCAGTGCATAGGTACAAAGATGGGACTCATCCGGCAATTCAAGAGAAAGGAACAGAAACTGCAGAAGAAGGCAGAAGAGCTTCACGCGCGTATTGTGCGTGCTGCAATATTACAAATCTCAGAAGAGAGGAGGAAGCGTTTTATGAAGATCGATTTTTCTAAGGAGTTCAAGACGTTTGGAGGAGAGACGCTGAAGGATGCAGAAGGCAACGTCTTCACCTTGAAAGGTGTTTGCGCTACTGTTCTGTTGAGCCAGCAGCAGAATGAGAAGGCGACTGGTGAAGAGAAGATGAAGCGGTACGAACTGGCTAGAAAGATTTGGGACGCGCCTGGTGGGGTGTGTGATATTAAGGCCGAAGAAATCGCCCTGCTCAAGAAACTGATCGGCGACGCCTACCTGCCTCTGGTTGTGGGGCAGGCCTACATTATGCTGGAGGGAGAGTAGTGGCTGGCATTGTAGATCTCAATGTTGATGTAGGCTCTGTCCTGTCTGGTATCGGCCAACTGGCAAAGGATATTAGGGCCGCCATCACTGGAGAAGCCGTCATCGACCCGGCGAAGAAGGCCGAGATCGAGATGAAACTCCTGGAGATTGAGAATGCTTATCTAAAGGCACAGACGGAAATTAATAAGATAGAGGCTGCCAGCTCGAACCTATTTGTTTCTGGATGGCGGCCGGCGGCGGGATGGACCTGTGTCGTCGGGTTCGCGTACACCTTCCTTCTTTATCCTTTTGTCTGTTGGTTTTCGAGGCTTAAAGGATTGGAGGTTCCGCCGGAGATCGACGCGGCCCTGCTTGTCAATCTGCTGTTCGGCATGCTGGGGCTGGCAGGAATGAGAACGTATGAAGCGAAAACTGGAGTGAAGAGGGTTAGGTGATGAATAAGGCGGCACGTTACGACTTCGAAATCATGCAGGGCTCGCCTTTGACCCTGGATGTGTATTGGCTTGACAGTTCGAAGACGGCGATCAATCTGACCGGCTATACTGCTGCCATGAAAATTAAGAAGTCGAAGGACGATACAATTGCTCTTCTCTCCTTAACATCAAGCCCGGCGGCTGGCCTTACTATTGAGGCCAGCTCCGGCTTGGTAACTATTTCTATTACGACTGCGCAGACTGCCTCTCTGCTTTACGACTTAATGTACTATGACCTCGTCTTGACGGAGGTTAGTACTGGCGAAAAGCAGAGGCTGGTGGAAGGAACGATTACCCTGAATAAGGGCGTTACCTGATCTTATGTGAATAATTCACGGAAGGTTGTTATGAACGATCCGCATTTCGTAGTTATTTGGGGATCAAAGTTCATCGCGGAAAGTCCTGTGCCTGGTAGGGTATATTGCTGTGAGGACTATGAGGGCACTCTCATTATGTGCGACGAACATCAGTCGGTTCCTATTACGACAAACCTAGTTGTGTGGGAATTCTACGGTGTGATGGGGCCGTCATGATTACTGATGATATAAAGGAGATAATGGCGCAGTGCTGTCTTTCTACTAAGATGACAGCCATTTCTCTCTTTCCAGATCGTTTCTATCTGCCATTTTCTCCAATGCATGAACTGATTTTCGATCTGCTCGATGACGATGGCAAACAGCAGGTGGCGATCGCGGCGCCACGTGGTTTTGGTAAGACGTCCATTATCCAACTAGCGTACCCTGCTAAAAGGATGCTGTTCCGCGAGAAGAAGTTTATCGTTCCGGTCTCCTCCACGGCGACGCACGCCATCATGCAGGCGGAGAACTTAAAAAGGGAGCTTCAAGCAAACCGAGCAATCAAGAAGATCTTTGGCCCGGTTAAGGCTCGAAATCTCGACTACGAAACTGCCTTTTCAAAGGAGATGTGGGAGACTTCTTATGGAACAACGGTCCTTCCTCGAGGTTCTGGTCAACAGGTACGCGGGATTATTGTTGGGAATAGTCGTCCTGATCTTATCATCGTGGATGATTTGGAAGATCCGGAACATATTGATTCCGAGGATTATCGTACTAAAACAAAAGAGTGGTTCTTTGCTGACCTCTGTAATGCTGTTAATAGATCGAGTGATAAATGGAAGATCATCTTCATAGGAACCGTTTTGCACCAGGATTCTCTTCTTATCAACTTGTTGGAGGATCCGGCGTGGGCCTCTGTGCGCTTGGAACTATTCGATGATAACTATAAGTCGAATTGGCCGGAGTTCCTCCCCGACAACAAAGTGTTGGCGATGGTGGAGGATTTTCGAAGGAGGGGACTGCTCGATACTTTGTTCCGCGAGTATAAAAACTTGCCTATTAGTAAAGAAGATGCGGCATTCCGGCAGGAGATGTTTAAGCCTTATGACGATTCGCGGGACATGAATAGGAAGATCGAAACGGTCATCATTATTGATCCTGCCAAGACGGTTAAGCTATGGAGTGCTGAGAGTGCTATTATCGCTGTTGGTATCGACGTCGTAAAGCATCACGTGTATGTTCGAGAAGTACTGGCGGAAAAGCTCCATCCCAACCAGCTTTATGAAGAAGCCTTTAATATGGCTGATAGATACGGCGCCAGAGTTATCGGCCTCGAGGTGACTTCTCTGAACGAGTTTATTACATACCCTTTTAAGAATGAGATGATTAAGAGAGGGCGCTTCTATGAACTCGTCGAGCTGAAGCCTCGTGAAAAGAAGGAAAATAGAATCAAAGCACTTGTTCCTTTTTATCGCGCTGGCTACGTTTTTCATAGCCGTTCGACTGGTATCACTCAACTGGAAGAGCAGCTTTTAACTTTTCCCAAATGCAAGAGGTGGGACGCTATTGACGCACTCGCTTACATCGTCGAGATGTTAGAGATGGGGGACAGATTCTTCGTGTCTGACAAGAGTGATGATGAGGTGGACGAGTCGGAGTATGAGGAGCTTTACGACCCGGAAGATGTTAAGCCTATAGGTGACTGGCGGGTGGTATAATGGCTGACAGGTATATTTGGCATACTGGCTTAATGGGAGAATTTCTTTACTCCGACTCTGATGTCTACGACGACGGAGTAAGTGCAAAGGCCTTCAGGACCGATGGCGACGGAATGATGGAGGGGCGAGTGCTCTTTACAAATGCGGCTACTGCTCCTTCTTCTTACGCCAATGGGGCTTGGATTTACGCAGCTGATGTCGTGGCAGGCAATTGTGCTATGCACTTTCGTTCCGAGGCCGGCGATGTTATCAAGTTGTTCTCTGCGACTGCTATTGCTGATGCCTCTACTTCCCATTCGGTAGGGTCGTGGTCAGATGTAGAGTCGGCGTTGAATGCGTTAGGTACGACAATAAATAGCATCTTGACTCTCTTGAGAGCAAACGGACTTTTGAAGACGTAGGAGGCATCATGCCGTTCATTCTCGAAAATCCTGTTGGTGGTTCTTCTGGAATGCATCCGGGGGCGAAGTACGACTATTCGTACCCTAACGGCCTTGATTTGAGTCCTGACGGAGAGCTTCACAAATACCTGGTTGGCGAGTTGAAGAAGCGGATTCAGGAATCATATACACAGATTAGCCGGCGGCATGGTGTCTGGAAGAAGATAGATCGGACTCTTACCGCCTATGTCCAGCCAGATGAAAAGGAGAGCAAAATCAAGGCGGCTGATGAGCGGAGGCCTATTAGTATTGTAGTTCCTTATTCATACGCTACTCTGGAGACGCTCTTAACATACTTCGTTACGGTGTTTCTCGACGATCCTATCTTCCAGTACGAAGGAGTGTCACCGGAGGATATTCTTGGTGCCGCCCTCCTTGAACGAGCGGTAGACGTGCAAGCGCGCAGAGCGAAGATGGCTCTTTCTCTTTACACCTTCTTCCGTGACGGCTTGGCGTATGGAATCGGTGGCTGTGCTCCTATCTGGACACAGGAGATGGGCTTTAAGACCGTCAAGGAGCCTCTTGGTTTTATGTCGTCACTTCTTGGGAAGTGGTTCTCTTTTGGCGAAGGAAAGCGGCAAGAAGAAATCGTGAAGTATGAAGGCAATGTTCTAAACACCCTCGATCCTTATATGATGCTTCCTGATCCGAACGTCCCTATCCACGAACATCAGAAAGGAGAGTTCTTTGGCTGGGGCGAGGAGACTAATTACGCAAAGCTGCTAGAGCAGGAGAGGAATAATGGCGACCTCTTTAATGTTCGCTATTGCAATGATATAGGCTCTGGAAAGAGCCAGTATGTTTCTTCTCGTAGCAATACGGGCCGCGATGACAGATTCGGCGGCGGAACTGATCGTACATACGGCTCATCGGTGTTTAAGCCGATGGACGCTATCCATATTTATATGAATCTTATTCCAAGTGAGTGGCGACTTGGAAGCCGTAAGTATCCGGAGAAGTGGCTTTTTACCCTCGTCGGAGACAAGATCATCGTGCGAGCGAAGCCCCTCGGTCTGGATCATAACATGTTTCCTGTAGCACTTAACGCGCCGACGTTTGATGGGCATAGTGTCGCGCCAATTTCGAAAGTGGAGGTAGTGTACGGCTTACAAGAAACCCTTGATTGGCTCTTTTCCTCTCATATAGCTAATGTTCGGAAGGCGATCAATGATATGCTTATCGTTGACCCTTCTATGATTAATATGTCTGACTTAAAGGAGCCGGAGCCCGGCAAACTGGTTCGCTTGAGAAGGGCGGCATGGGGCAAGGATGTTCGGGCTTCGGTTTTCCAACTACAGATCCAGGATATCACTAAGGGGCATATTCAGGATTCCTCGACTATTGTCGAGTTAGTAAAGCAGATATCAGGCTCCCAAGATGCAGTTATGGGGGTGCAAAGAAAGACGTCTGATCGCATTACCGCCGAGGAGGTACAGCAGACTGCGCAAGGTGCTTTGTCGCGTTTAGCGACAATGGCTAAGGTAAGTAGCATGATGGGCCTGGCTGACTTATCTTATATGATTGCGAGCCATACCCAGCAGTTAATGTCGCAGGATCTATACCTCAAGATGACTGGACGGTGGCCAGAATACCTACAGCAGGAATATCCGAACCTGATACAAGGCGGTAGGCTAAAGGTTAGCCCCTTTGACATCTTAGTCGATTACGATGTCGTCAATAAAGATGGTACGATGTCTATTGCACAGAACGCGCAGATTTGGAGTAACCTATTCCAAACTATTGCACAACAGCCTCTTTTATTGCAGAGGTTTGATATAGTAAAGATTTTTAAGATGATTGCAAAGGGAATGGGAGCGAAGAACGTCGACGAATTCGAGTTAAAACAAATGCCTGCAATGCAGGCGCAGGTGATGCCTGACGAGAACGTTATGCGAGAAGCGGAAAAGGGTAATCTGATTCCGCTGGAAGGAGGAACCAATGTCCCTGCCGTTCAATCTTAGTGACATTGAGCACTTGGAGAGCAATCTGGCGTGGCAAGAAATCATGCGAACGATTGACGAGCGTCTCTCAATGTTACAGGCTGATATTCGTAGGCTCAACCCTATGAACCCTGAGCAAGGGCATGAGCTGGCGCAGAAGCAAGGGCAAATGAATGAGCTAGACTGGTTTAAGGGCCAGATAGAAGTGATGAAAGCAGAAGTCGAAGAATTCTTCGCGCGAACAATAAGAGAGGAGGAAAAAGAAGATGGAACCCGAAACGACGAATAATGCTGCTGTAGAGAACGAGATTGTGGACCTGTTGGCGGGTACTCTGCCGACTAAGGAGGAGGGTGGCGAGCCGCCGGCTGAGCCTTCGAAGGATTCCCCTCCAACTCCGTCCGGAGAGGCTCCTCCGGCGGAACCGCCGTCTCCTGAGGCCCCTTCTGAAACGAAGCCGGCCGAAGGGAAAGAACAGCCTCCTGGCGAGGAGCCCCCGAAGCCTCCTGCTGACACCTCTGCGACTCCGCCGCCGCTTGAAGGACAGACGGAGCCGCCTACTACCGAGGAGGGGTGGAAGGCGCAAGTGGAGATGCTGCAAAAACAGCTCGTCGAGTTGACGGCCAAGATGCAGCCGCAGGCACCGGCACCTCCAGCTGAAGAACCTTCTACTGCTCAAGGCGTAATCGAGTTCTTCAAGACCGAGGAAGAAGTCGACAAGGCCTTTGGTTCGGCTCAAGAGGTTAATAAGTTTATGACCTCCCTTGTAAACAAGGCCGTTGAGCAAACGATGAGGGTTATTCCGCAGGTGGTTGTAAACACGGCCCGCCAACAGGCCTCTCTTGTCAACGCAGTGGAGAAGTTTTACGATGTTAATCAAGACCTGCGAACATTTAGACCGTTCGTTGGCTATGTCGCGGCAGAGTTACAAACGGCGCACCCTGATTGGGATGCTCCGAAATTATTCGAAGAAATTGAAAAGGAGGTGAGAAAGCGGCTAAACCTAAAGCGGCCGGAACCGCACACCGGGTCTTTGCCAGGCCTGGGTAATCTGCCTAATGCGCCGAGAGCGCCGCAGGGCGGAGGTACGGGACCTGCCTTTGTCGGACAACACTCCAGGGCCAGAGGGACTGTTGGTGGGACTGGATTGTCTGCGACGGAGCAGGAAATCTTAGACCTCATCAAGTAATAGGAGGAATCAATTATGAGCGCAGGTTGGATGGACAAGTTCCTCTATCGTCTCTCCCGAAAGGGCGAGATTCCGTGGCTCACTATTGCTCGCGGCAAGACTGTGGGCGCGGTTACTGTGCTGATCTACGATCCTGATGGAAAAATTCTGATGGCTCGTGGAACGTCAGTCCCTTCCGGCACTGCCGGATATGCGAAGGGTGCTATGTTCTTTAAGACCGACGCCGGCAATGGTGTGCAGGCTCTTTATGAGAATATTGGCACTACTAGTTCCTGTTCTTTCTCGCTGGTCGGCTCGATCGTACCGGCAGAGATTGCGATGACTGAAGGTAACATTCTTGTCGGTAACAACACCGGCGTTGGAGTTCTGCTGAGTGCGAAGACGAACGGTGCTGTTCTCATCGGCAATGGTACGACGATCGTTAGTGCCGTAGTGAGTGGGGATGCTTCGATTGCCTCCTCTGGTGTTCTGACGATCGCCAACAACGCGGTTACTAACGCCAAACTGGCAGATATGGCAGCAGGTACGGTGAAGGTCGGGTCGACCGGCAATGTGCCTACTGACCTTGCCTTGAGTGCGAATGACCTTCTTACTCTAGATGCAGGCATTCCGGCTGTCGTGAACGTCGGCAGGAAGCAGTTGGTTACTGGCGGTGCGACGGCCCTTACGGTTGTTAGCCTGGCCGCAGGCGAAATCCTGTCTGCTGATGGGACGGACCTCGTTCCCATCGCCATCGCAGCAGGTGAAGTGATGGTCGGTGCGACCGGTCCTGCTATTGACGGAGTTGCTCTCTCAACTGGTACCATTCTGAAGGGTGTTACTGGTGCAACTCCGGTAACGCAGAGCATTGCCGCAAAGCAGCTTTTGATCTACGGCTCTGGCGCTGGGGACATTACTGTTCTTAATGTAGCGGCCGGTGACATCGTTACTGCTAATGCTTCTGACATTGCCGTAGTTAGTATCGCGGCGGGCGAAGTGGTGGTTGGAGCGACTGGCCCTGTTATCGATGGCGTGGCGCTGGGTGACGGTGCCCTCCTTATTGGTAATTCTGGGGCTACTCCTTCTGCCTTGACGTTGGCTGCGAATGAGGTTCTTTATAAGCCGGCAGCTGGGACTCTCGCAGGCCTGGCTGTTGGACGAAAGACCCTCCTGACTGGTGGAGCAACTCAGCTTCAGGCAGTCTCTATTGCGGCAGGTAGTATTGTGACTGTTGATGCAGACGATATTATCGGTCTTTCCATTCCGGCGAAGTCCATTCCGTATACTGACAGTGGTACCGGCCTTCTGGCGGCCCTGTCGGTTGCGGAGGGCTCCATCATCATCGGCGGTGCGTCTGACGTTACGACCCTCGATGGGAAAGGTGATGGAAAGATTCTTATCGGTAATGGTACGACGATGACCAGCCGATCGGTTAGCGGTGTTATTACTCTGACCAATGCTGGCGTGACGGCTTTTTCTGCGGGGGCTATCGTCGACGCAGACGTTAACGCTTCGGCAGCTATTGCCGGCTCTAAGATCAGTCCGCTGTTCCATAACACAGTAGGTCTTTATGGCTCTGAGCAGACTGTTACTACCGCCGGCGATGCGCAGTATAGTCCGGCTAACCTTCTTGGTCTGGTCGTTTTGAGAGACCCTAACGGCGGTAATAGAACCGACACTCTGCCTGACGCGGATGATCTTGTGGCGGCCATTACTGGCGCGTACGTTGGGATGGCTTTCTATATCACCATCCACAACAATGCAGATGCCGCCGAGACTATCCAGATTGCGGCTGGTGTGAACTGTGACCTCCATCCTGCGGCTCCTTCTACTATTGCTCAGAACAAGAGCCAGACGTTCCTCATTATCCTGGAGAACGTTGGTACTGGTACGGAGGCCTACGCGGCATACGAGGTTACTAACTCCTAACCATTTCTTCCTGTAAGGAGGTAAAGCATATGGGACGCGAAGTTCCGAAACTTGGGCATGGCATTGTTGAGGCTCGCCATGTCAACTATGACAATGTTGCGGCGGCTGGTACAACGGATATTGTTAACGCCGTCAATCTGGTAAACTCGACTCACGCTGTTACCGGGCAGCCTGACGTGCCTCGTAACGTGGTGCTGACTGTTGTGGATTCTACTAGTAGCATTACGGCTGGCACTGTTACGGTGTACGGAAAGAATGCTTCTGGTGACGATATCTCTGAGGAATTCGACATCAGCGCGGGCGCCGGCACTTACACCGGTAACAAGCCTTTTGCCTATGTGCAGAGCGTTGTTGGATCTGACATCGCCACTCTGGGTGGTGCCGGTGACGAGACTCTTTCTGTCGGCAATGGCGGGAAGATTGGTCTTCCGATGGGTCCTGCCGCCGATCTGCTCGAGGTCTATAAGGCCTGTGTGGGTGGCGCAGACGAGGCGATTGGTGTTGTTAGTAAGACGTATGGAACTATCATTCCGACGTCTTCTCCTAATGGGACTAACGACTTCGATTTCTGGTATCTGTGCCAGATCCGGTCGGGTGGCTTTTAACAAATCACTATTTTAACAGGAGGTAAATCCATGTCTGGATTTCTTGGTATGAGAGGGACGGGTGACTGGACCGCTGATGAGAGACCTAAGGACTGGAGGGAAACTGTTCTCTTCCTGTATCCTAACGGTACCGCTCCTCTGACGGCGATCCTTAGCAAGATGAAGTCTGAAAAGACGATCGATCCCGAGTTTAACTGGTGGACGAAGATGCTGCCTGATCAGGCGGCGACGGTCACCGGCGTGTATACTGACTCGCTTCTCTCTAGCGCGTACACGTCTGGTGGCGTCCTCGGCACCGTGCTTTATCTTAAGATGGCGGAGGCCTCTGCAAAGCAGTTCCGCGTCGGTCATCAGGTGCTGCTGCGTGATGCTTCTGACTTCACGGTGGACGTGAACGCTAAGGTTATTGGTCGTACCCTGAACGGTGCGAGCAGCTACATTCAGGTGAAGCTGCTCGAAGCGGACGACAACAGCACGTCGCACGACTTGAGTGACTGCGATCGCGTCCTCATCATCGGTAACATCAATGAGGAAGGTGCGACGATGCCTACTGGCATTTCGTACGATCCTACGAAGTTCTACAACCTTACGCAGATCTTCCGGACTCCTCTCAGCATCACTCGTACCGCCCGTGAGACGAAGTATCGCACTGGCGATAAGTACAAGGAGATGAAGCGGGAGGCTCTGGAACTCCACTCCATTGAGATGGAAAAGGCGTTCCTGTTTGGAACCAAGACGGAGCTGACTGGCTCCAACGGCAAGCCGGAACGTACTACGGAGGGCATCATTACGTTCCTCCGAAACAACAATAGCTCGCTTGTCAACGACTATACTCTGAATACTTCTTTTGCTGGAAAGGAGTGGCTCGAAGACGGCGGCGGGGAAGATTGGCTTGATGCTTATCTCAAGGACATCTTCCTTTACGGAAGGCAGGAAAAGCTGGCCCTTTGCGGCAATGGTGCTCTTCTGGGCATTAATAAGCTGGCGAAAGCCGGAGGTCATTACACCTTGACGGCGCAAACGAAGTCGTATGGCCTTAAGGTTATTGAGTGGGTCACTCCCTTTGGGACGATTTACCTGAAGACGCACCCACTGTTTAACATTGAGTCTACGCTTCAATACTCCATGCTTATCATGGAGCCGGAGAATCTGAGGTATCGGTACATTACTGATACGTCGTTCTTCGGAGAGGGTGGGAAGACCGCCGCAACTGGAACCAACTCCAGCCGGAAGGACGGTACTGACGAGGAGTTCCTCACGGAATGCGGTCTTGAGATTCATCATGGCTACACCTTCGGCTTCTTAAATGGTGTCGGCCAAAACAATACGCTGTAAGGCTGTTCCTCCTCTCAAGGCAACTTAGCCTACACAGCGGTCACAGGGGGTCGGGTTTCGGCTCGACCTCCTGTGATTCATTCACAGAAGGTGTTATATGAATTACTCAGATATTAGAAAGAAGTTCGTCGAACTGAGCGGTCGATACGACTTGGTCGATTCTGTTTGGAATGACAACGGTGCGGACTTCTTCCTTAATGCTGGGCAGATGCTGCTCGATGATATGATTACGGCTCCTAAGAGCACTGCCAGGTATCTTGAGAAGGTGACTGCCGGTTCGTATCTTGTCAAGACAGCTGGCATCAAATCTGTTCACGAAGTATGGGTCACGAAGCACTCTGATCTTTCACGCTATCAGCTGACGAAGGCAACTCTTTCCGAACTTCGGAGTGAGTACGGGGAAGAGATAAGCGTGATACAGCAGGGAGATCCTGTCTATTATGCTCCAGTTGCTTTACGTCCTTATCCTGACACACTATCGGGTACCTCGCCTACTGTTCTTGATTTTGCTGATCTCGTCCTGTCTGATTCTCATTATACTTATAATGGAATTCTACTACTCCCGCCTTGTTCGGAGGCGATGACTGTTGCGATTGTAGGTGCTTTTTATTCTCCTGCTCTTTCTGCTTCTTTTAATGGCAGTACTTGGACGCAGACGAAGAGCTGGTGGACTGAGGTGCATCCGCTAGCTGTTCTCTATGCTGGCCTTTATACTCTAGAGACATTTTATAGGAACACAGAAGGTGCTAATGACTGGCTAAAGGCTCTTCAGTTGAGACTGACGGGTATAGACTTTAATACCGCAGAGCAAGAGGCTTCAGAAATAAATCAGATGGAGGGATAGTCATGGCTGAGCATACCATCGAGGAGCGTTTAGTAAGTCTAGAAAGAATGGTTAGGAGACTAGCTCCGAGACCTGAGAAACGCATTATTGGCCTCATTCCGTGGCTACCTATTTCTGGGAAAGTAACACAGCCTTCTGAAGAAGGGGAATGCTTCTCTTTTATGTTTCCTCTTTCTGGGAAGGTGCGGCGGCTTCTCATCGCTATAGGAGAGCAAGAAGAAGGAAAAGAAGCCATCTTTGAAATCTCCCTTACCGCCAAGGAGAAGAAGATTACAGACATTATCGAGGTGAAGAAGCGAAGGACTCTTATTACTGAATACGAAGTCGTTGAAGGAATGCAGGCGTCTATTAAGACAAAAGCTGCTGTTAAAGATGTCTGGGTTTCATTTCTCTTCGAACCATCGAAAGAATACTATACACCCATGCGTGGTGAAGAAAATGCCGATACGTGAAGAAAGAAAACTTCGTAAACAAGCAGCTGCTCAAGGTCTTACTGGCGAGCAAGCAGACGCCTACGTATACGGGACGCTTAGGAAGATGGGATGGCGTCCGGCAAAAGAGCGCGCTGCTGCAAGGCGGAGGAAAAGGAAATGAGAGGCTTTCGTGACTACTACAAGAAGGAGTTACGCATTGGACTGAATCCGAGCAAGATGCCAATGCGGAACACTGCCGCTCTTTCCGAGTCGATGAACATCCGCGTTACAAAAGAAGGCTTGGAAGGATATATTCCTGCCATTCACCAGTTAATGCCTATTAGCGATGGGATAGGCGGCTACATTGATACTTCTGTTTCATGGCCCTTTCCGCAAATGCATCTTGGGCCTTCTTACCTATTTATCGCTACTAGGACAGGTTTCTGGGCTTGCTACTGGACCTCTATCGGCGGCCCTCATGGCTACTGGGGAGGGTCTAAAATCTTCGAAGGCCTTATGCCCTGGAGATGGCCTTATACCTTTATCGACCATTCGGGCTTCTTCTGGGTCTTTTGCTCCGGAGACTGCTTGTTTTTCTACCTACCAGATGCTGGTTCTGGCGGTGCTGGCTCGGTCGTAGTGCAGTATGCAGTTAATGACAATCTGGTAGATGGCGGTGGCGAGTGGGTGGCAGATGGAGCAGAGTACTGGGGAAATCCTCTGTCTGTCTGCTCGTTTCGTGGGCAGATTCTTCTAGGCGGTAATAGAGCCTTTGACATTTTCGGGAGTAATGACAACGAGTGCCGCAGTATTCGGTGGTCCGCTATTGGAGAGTTTAAGTTCTTAGGTACAAAGGATGGGAGTGGAACTTACGACCGCCGGGTTATTCCAGATGCTGGACAACTATTTGTGCCCGGGCCGCGGGAGAATAGGGTGTATAGGCTTCTTCCGCTTCGAGATCACGTAATCGCCTACTGTTCTTATGGTGTCGTAGCTCTTACACCTGCTATGGCAGGACAGATTCCCACCTTCAAGAGTACGCCGCTTTCTATTCCGGGCGTTGCGGGTGTTTATGCCGCCTCCGGTAATGAAGATAAACATATGGTGATAGATCGAACTGGAGACCTCTGGCTCGTCTTCAATGACCTTTCGTACAAGAGGATAGGCTACGGGAATATCTTGGCAGACATTACTGGCCATAGAGCTAACTATCTTGAAGGTGTCCAGCCCAGTCGCGGCATGGTACATACAGTTTACAATCCAATAGAAGATGAGTGGTATCTTTCTGATGGTTACCGGTCATTCCTCTTGAGCAGCGACTTTATGCTGACGGAGACCAGCAGATGTGTTCTGTCTCTAATTGATGTAAGAAACACTTTTGTAGAAAATTACCAAACCATTGATAGTCATTCTTTAGGAATTTACAAAGATACTGGAAAGAAGTGGGCTTATTTTACTACCGACATCCTCGACATGAACAATAATATGTTGAAGACGATCGAGTCAGTAGAGCTTGGTGGGTCCCTTCCGTATAACGCTCTTGTTGAAGTCTGCGCTGATTGGAGGAATGATCGAAGGGATCAATGGCGTAGAACCGAGTGGCGAAGAGTGAACCCAAAAGGGGTTGGGAATCCTATAGTGACTGGCTCCGAACTCCGTTTATGTGTTAGGGTCAGGCCTTTCGATGGACTTAAGGTAGACTATATTTCGGTGTCCTGGAAGCAGTCAGACAGGTCACAGATTCGAGGAGCATATGCGTTCGCTAACCAAGCTGCTACCAACGCAGGTGGCGGAGCGGTGGGCGCTGATTAGGAAGTCGTGCATAGAATGTGCGATGATAGATCCGCGCCTTCCTGAGGATGAGCAGGCTAATAACCTTCTGCAGATGTTTCTCGTAGGAGGCTATGAAGCGTGGGTGGGTTACGAAGACGAGAAGTTTGCGGGCTTCGTCTTTACCACTATTTTTCGAAATGACGCTGGTGTGCGGACCTTCCACGTTTTGGGTCTTTGGACACCTTCGGGTTTTACTGATGAGATGTTCTATGCATGCCTGCAGACTCTTAGCACTTATGCTAAAAGTAAGGGCTGTATAGAACTAAATACAAACACTATTATAAAGCCTTTGGTAAATCGGCTGGTTAGATTAGGTGGGAAAATTAAACACGTTCAGATTGCATTCGATTTATAAGGAGGCGTTATGGGCGGCAGTAGTGGAGGTGGTGGAGGTTCGAGCGGGAAGGTTGACTATCCCGACTATATGAAGTCTTTCCACGGTGATATGCTTAATAATTCCGGAGCTGATACGTTCGAGAGTAGTGTGGTTGACGCGTGTAATGCCGCGTTGGGGGCGAGCCCCTTTTCCTCGCTGAGCGCGTACAATCCCGATACGCCTATTTCTGATATGGAGGCCGCCCTCGCCAGCTTCAACTCGTTTATGGCAGGGCTTTCTACAAATTCGACGTACTCTACCTTGCTAGGTGAGGTTTCTACTATCCACACAAATACGCTGGGTAGTACGACTTATCTCAATAATGCTATTGCGGCGTTGTCTTCTCAAATCGCAGCCGATATTGGAGCTTATGTGGTGCCGGCTTTCAAGGGCTCGCTTCGCGATATCAACGCTGTTCATACTAGCGCTTTCGCAACTGGCGAGGCAATGCTTTATAGAAAGGGCATCGCGGATGCCGCCAAGTTTGGATCCGATCTTTATATGGAGGTCTACCATAAAGGCAAGATTCAATTTATGCTGACTATTGGGGAGATTATCTTAAGAACTGAAGCCGCCTTTCAAGAAGCTTATGCTAAACTAGTGGTAGATATGAAGAAGATGAAAATTATAGCGAAGAAGGAACAAGCAGAAGAAGATAAGGAAATCGACGTTTCTAATGCTAAGTGGGATCTGGAAGTGTTCCAGTATGCTGGTAATGCTCTTGCTTCTATCGGGAGCGGCACGGTTTCACCTAATGCCGCGAAGGCGAGTAAGACGCAATCGGCCCTCTCTGGTGCTATGGCCGGCGCATCGGTAGGTGCACTAGCTGGAGGCGTTCCCGGCGCGGCAATAGGTGCCGCCATCGGCGGTGTTGCAGGACTCTTAATGTAAGGAGGTAGAATATGCCTGGGGAATTTTTCGATCAAACAGGGGCTTTGATTCCTGCGACCGGCGGCACGCTGCCGTTCGACTTTAGCGAGTTTCTCGCTAGGCAGGGACAACAGCTGAAGCAGAATGTAGGACCGCTTTTCTCTGGCACCGACCAAGGGAATGCCGCTCTGGCTGGCTTGCTTGGTAATGTTGGGCAGGCTATCGCGCCGGAAGGATCGTGGCAACAGAAGCTTGGTAAGGTGGGAACGAACCTTGCGGCCACAAGAGGCGCACAGCAACAGACTAAAGGAGCGTTAGGGACACTGCCGCAGACAACGGAGGCTGCTGCGGCCGCGGCAAGGCAAGCACCTGTAGCTCCTGTGGGGGAGACTCTTAAGACGACCGGAGATATCGCTGGTACTGTTAGCGGAATGGCTGGGGCGGCTCCGCGCCTTGGAGCACAGCCCGGCGCTTCGCAAAGTGCTAATTTATCTAGAACGGTTACGGCGCCAGTTGGTCGTGTTCCTGAAGCCTTGCAAGCTGTTACTCCTGGCGCTGCGCCGGCGGCCCCGGCGGCCCCGGTGGGACAGCAGCCGCAAGCACCTACCGCAAATTTTCAGGAGGCCCCCACGTCTCTCCCATCTTTGGAGGGGCAGGTACCCTCAGCTATTGGTCAAGGCGCGGGGGCCCAAGGTTTGGACTCTAATCTCCTCACGTTTGCCTTAGGAAATCCTGAGGAGTTTAGAAAGAACTATGCGGCCATCTCCGCGGCGCGGCAAGGAGAAGCGGCGGCAACGCACAATCTGGCACAGGCGGCCAATCAGATGCAACCCCTGCAGGTGTCAGGAGCCACTCGCCTTCTCGGCCCTCAGCTTATTTCTGGGCAAATGCAGTTGGAGCAGGAAGTTAAGAAGGGGCAAGTTCTGGATGACTTGGCCTCGAATGATAGGGCGAGGATTGAAGCTCGTTCTAGAGAGTATGATAGCCTTCCTCTGAATCCTTCTTTGCAGAGAAAGTTCGGGATGCAGACTTGGGGACAGCTAATGAGGGCGAATCCGCAAATGGTGCAAGCGTATAGTAGTATGCTCTCATATGACGCTCATATGGCACAGGTTGCTGAAAGTGCTAAGACCCGACTGGATCAGCATAACTGGCAATTGTTTAGTAACACCCTCAGGTATGCTGGCTCTTTCTCTGACAAGCTTACACCAGAGGAGTTTTCCGAGCTGCAGAAGGCCGACCCCGCGAGGGCGCAGGCGTTTATGCAGGCTAATAACCTAAAGGGCACGAACCCAATTATGACTGCGGAGGAAGTGCATCAGTACGAAATGGCTAATAAGACTCTCGACGCGCTGGCAAATAAATTAGGTCTCCCGCCTGGGTTCGAGAGAAGAGTCAGAATGCAGAACGTTCTGGGAAGTACTGCAGAATCGAAAGAAGCATTTGCCCATCGTATGAGGTTGAAAGAGGGAGAGAAGAGACAAGCAGAGCTAAGAGCGCAAAGCGACTTTCTCCAGAAGTACGGGAATCTGATCCCGAATGTGCCTTCTTACGAGGGCTTTGGCGGGCTTTATTTAGGTGACTTTCCAGAGCGAAGAGGAGAGGACGCAATTCGCCTCTTGTTAGAGAGACATCCTGAGTTAGGACAAGAGTATCAAAAAATGCTAGACGCTGCTAGGGCTAAGAATCCTACGCGCTAAGGAGACGAAAATGCCTAAAGTTCAGCTTCCTTCAGGGCAGATCGTTAGTGTTCCAGATGAACTGGAAGGGCAGGCTGCACTCGACTACTTGGATGAGCAGGAGAGAAAGCTAACCCCTCCCGGCGGAATGACGCGGGCCGCCGCGGGAGTTTATCAAGGCCTCGCCGGCTATGGGGAGAAAGCTGCTAACGTCCTGGAACGTATGGGGCTTCCAGGGCAGGCCGCGACTGCTCAGGAGTTTTCTAGTGCTATGCTTGATGCTCCTGACGTATGGCAGAGCAAACAGCATGCTCCTGGAATTGGCGGAGCATTAGCGGAGATGGGTGGGCAACTGTTCGCAGATTTGCCTATGATTATGGGAGCTATGGGAGCCGCTCGCGTTCCATTGGGAGCAGCAGAAACGCTGACTGGCCGCACCATTCTCCCGAGGGCCGGACAGACTTTTATGCAACAGTGGCCACGTGTGATAGGTGAGGCCGCGGTTGGCGGCGGTATGCTTGAGGGAGCAACAGCTAGGCCTAATGTAGAGAGTGCATATGCAAAGGGCGTGGAAGGAGCTGGCGAATGGGCTCTTGGCGCCGCAATTCTGCATCCGGCCTTCAAGACTCTTGGATGGGCCGCGTCGAAGATTCTGGGCCGCCTGCGCGGCAAGCCGAATATGACTCCTGAAATGGCGGCTTCCGACCCGAATCTGCCAATGGTTCTCGATCGACTGCAGAAAGGGGAAAAAGAAGCAGACATTATTATTGACCTGACACAGCGGCAGGGGGTATGGGAAGCACCTCCCGGCGGACCGTCTCCGCCTCCGCCTCAGGTTGCTGGGACACAGAGACGGCTTCCTGCTCCTACTGCTGACGAGTACGCTCGCGCTGTAACAGGGGAGCTATACCGAGAAGGACCTGGTGGTCAGGGCGAGATGATTCTGGAAACTCGCTTAGGAAGGCGAAAGCCTGCAGAAGAAGTACCTGACGTTTCGCTTCCTTATGATGCCGCCTCTGCCGGTGTTCAAGGAGAATTGCCGCTTTCTACCCGTATTAGACGAAGAAAGGGGCAGGCAGAACTGCCGCTGCAGATGCGTACTACTCTTCCTGAAACAAGGGCCGGCGAGGAACCTTCTGTGATTTATTCACAGAAGGAGCGGCGATTTACTGACAAGGCACAAGGCGTCCTGCCGATGGAGATGGGAACCGGGAGAATTCCTGGTACTATTGAAAGAGGCACCTTGCCGGAGACGCCACCTACGGAGTCTCCTCTTGCTCCTCGTCCTATGACCGTGGAGGAGATGGACAAAGTGCCTACTCAACAGCTTGGTCTTGACTTCACCGGCGTTACTAAGATGCAGGTTCCTAACGTCCTTCCTTCTGAGATGCCTTTTAAGGTAGGTCAAAAGGTCAGGTATCAGGGTAAGACACGGAAAATAACCGGTGTTAAAGGGAAGGAGTTTATTCTCGATGATATGATTGCCGTTCCGGCGGCGGACCTTAAAAGTGTTGGAGGGCGTCGAGCTAAGCCTACCGCACTAGAATCTCCTATTCTGCCAGAGGGGGAGGTTACGAAGCCGCAAGGCCCTTTCGAGAAAGCCCCTCCGCCAAGCGGAGGAGAACCAATAAACCTCCGCAAGGTAAAGGTGGAGGTGGTTGAGGCTCCGAAGAAGCTAGTTGACGATCTTCGCTCTGTAGGTTATTCTGACGAATTTATCGCTACTCTGGTAGCGGATCATGGGATAGAGGGAGCTACTACGCTTTATAAGGCTCGCATCGCGGCCATCTCCCAAAAGATGAAAGAGCGTGATGCTCAGATTCGAAAAGCTCTGGGACAGCAAGTTCGTGAGGGTGTGCCGGAGGAGAAGCTTAGATCCGGAGAAGGAGCTGAATTAGACAAGAGTATTAAGGACGATCTTATTAACCTTGCTGACGCCATTGACGACGTAGAAACGAAAGCTGTCGCAGAAGGACGCCCGCTAACACCGCAGGAAGAAGAGGAGATTGTTAGTGCCGCCGTTCGCACAGGAATCGTTCCGGTTCAAAAGGCTGCTACGAACGTAACCCCAAAAACTAGAACAGCCGCAGATTTGTTGCGGGAGCGTCTTACTTTGCTGAAGGAACGCGGGCTTGCGGAAAGCGAGCCTGTTACGATTACTAAGACTGGGCAGATTCGAAGCAAGCCAAGACCGAAGCAGTCCGATGAAGAGCTCTTGCGTCTCATAGAAGAGAGCGAACAGGACATGCGCGGCGAGCTCGATCATACGGATGGTATTAGGAAGAAGTATGACGAAGGGGATTGGGACTCTCTCTTGAAGGCGGTTCCGTTCCTCCTCGCACTTCCTGCATCTGCTATTGCTTCTATGTTAGCACCTCCTGAAGCTCATGCCATGTATGGCGGTCTGATGGCAAAGGCGGTTCCTAAAGGAACTCGGTGGTTTTCCTCTCTTGTTGATATGCTACCGCGCTTTGAGTTTTCAGACCCGGTATCGTGGAAGCCTGGCGCCTGGGAGGGTATGAAGCAGAGTGGCTTTTTCAGTGCTGATACGCAGTTCGATTATAAGCTGAGCGATTTGGTTAACTGGCCTGAGGGATTTCTCCACTATCCCGATCTTGATAAGATCAAAGTAAAGAAGAGGGGAGGCTTCCTCGACATCTTCCAAACGCAGAAAGGTGCATTCTTTGAGGAATCAGAAACGCTAGTTATATCTCCTTTTCTTGATGAAGCTCAAGCACTTGCGACCTTGAAGCACGAGTTACAGCACTATATCCAATTTGTAGAAGGATTCACTAGAGGCGGCTCACCTAAATTTATTGACTGGAGAGAAGCATATGAACCCCTTCTGAAATATTACGAGGATACTGAACAGCTTGGAAAACTGCAGATGTTGCGAGAGAGAGGTCCTGCTGTTCTTGAGGAAGTTGAAAAGCTTTTTGAGATGAGATATGCCCTGTCTAAGCAAGCCGAAGCTTTCGACGCGTCTTTAGGACTGGCTCAAAAAGAAGCAGAGAAGTTTAAGGCTCTCAATAGAGAACTAGTTAAAATTCGGGAAGAGTTCGATTCAGTATACCTTAACTATAACAAGCTAGTAGAGCTCTACGGCAAGGGATTTACTACGAATCCAGAGTATAAAATGATAGAGGCGGCCAGAAAACGCGTTAATAAAGCCGCCGATGAAGCCTTTACCACTTACCTGGAGGCAGTTCGTAGAGCAAATTCCTATAGGGATCGAATTAGGCTACTAAACATTCCTGGAGCTAATTCTTTTATAGAAAAGCAGAAGCCTCTTGACGACTTTGCTTATGATGCTTATAAGCTTTTAGGAGGCGAAGCAGAGGCGAGAGATACGGTTCTGCGGACCCTTCTTACCAAAGCGGAGAGAGAAAGCATCATGCCTATGCATATGGCATTGGCTAAGGGCGAAGAGCTGCCTAGGGCGGAACATCTTGTAAAGACTATGGGATTGCCAGGAAAGCCTGCCGGTCCTTACGAAAAGCCTGTGCCGCAAAGAGACTATCTAAAAGCGCTTTCGGCTATTGTTCTTGGCACTGGCGCCCTCGCCCTCGCTAGCGACGCAGAAGCAAGGACAGTCTTTCACGGAACCCATACCGGCGCGATCAGGCGGTTCCTTGATAAGTTTATAGGCTCCGGCGAAGGCAGTCAAGCGTACGGATGGGGGCACTATTTCACTTCTAAAAAAGCAGTTGCAAAATGGTATGCTGACACGGTTGGAAGGCGCCTAAGCAGGGACGTGGTTCTCGTAGGTGAAACTGATGTGGACGCTTATTTACCTAGGTTTCATTCTGCAGAATTACAGAGTCAGTTTGATAAATCGTTCGGCTCTGGTCTTACATATAATCTAGGCCGGGATGCCTCTGGTGCGGATATTAAGTCAGAGCTTATAGCTTCTCTGTATCAGATGATCCCATCTATCCGAAGAGTACAGAAAGACCCACTGCTCGAGCGGGAGGCGGAGATTGACTATAGAAATGTTGTAGATGCTATTCAACGTATCAGCGAACTAGATCCTGAAAGCTTTCAGCTTGTAAAAGGGCCAGCTTATCTGATTAAAGGAAAGCCGGTACAAGCCACAGGGAATTTGGTAAGTAGCCTACGTGATTTGGCAGGTGCGGAGGGTGAAAAAGATTTCAATGCCAAGCTGCGTCAAATCTTAGAGAACGACGATAAGGCCATCCGACGCTTGGAGCACTACGTGCTTCCTGATGATGAAATTGCTCCGAAGGTGCAAGATATTCTTAACTCGTTCTCCGAGCTTGAGAGAAGGG